CATACAAAATGAATATTATTAGTTATATCGATAATTACAAAGAAGAATATGTATATTTTAGTGACCCTATCTACAATACAATCATAAACATACCCAACAGTAAATTTATACGTATTTTATATTCTACAAAAGAAGTTATATTAAATGGTATATATATTTACATACCATTAAATGATGTTACTTTAGAAAAATATTATAACAAATACAAGTGCATATTTTCAATGAGTCTTCAAAATAAAGAAATTATTGACAAAATAAAGCAAATTGAATATAATTTATTAAAAAAATATAAGCATATATGTAATAATAAAACACCTCAATATAAAATTAGTGATCAACTACGCACTGGTTTTATTAAAATATTTAATAATGTTACATCAAAATACAGTTGTAATAATTTTTTATTGAAAATATCGGGAATTTGGGAGACTACCAATGAATATGGAATTACATTTAAATTTTCGGCTATTTAATGGGTTTTATGTATAATTATTACGAGGAAGAGGTGGTAGAAGAAGAGGTGGTAGAAGAAGTTGTTGATGATGACTGAGCTTGAGGTGGCAACGGACATGTGATACAGTCTACCGGATAATCCACTATTACTATTTTAATTATTCTTATTATGTAAAAATTAACTATTGACATTAACACTATTAAAGAATTATACATTGGGTTACTAATTTTTCCATTTTTACTAGTATTTATACTATAATACAACATGGATGTTTGAAGTATGGTTAAAATAATAAATATTTTACTAAATATACTATAATCGTTATTTAAATTAGTATTTGTAACAATAGATTTATTTACTGTTATTAAATATAACAAATATCCCAAATTAAGAACCATTAAAATAAATGGAACTACATATAAAAATAATATTCTAACCAAACTTTCCTTTTTTTCATTGACTTTATTATAATTATATAAATTGTGTAAAGTGTATCCAAATAAGAAACTCGTACCAACGATTAATAATGAATAGGATGCTACAACTGACATGTATGATGTGGTTCCTGACATCATAAAAAAAGCTATTAATCCTGTTAGTGCTCCACTAAATAATAATACAACACATAGAATTTCATATATTGATTTTACTCCTACCATAGAAGATGTAGAAGTAAACATCCAATACAATAAGAATAAAAATATAAATGTTTTGAAGAACCCCATTGTTTTTATAATGTATGTTATATATAATATCTTATTTTATTATATATAATATAAAATATTATATAAAATATACCCGTTATATTTTTATTATATTGGTATTTATAAAATGTCATACAATTTGAATATTACACACCCTTTAATTGAAAATGCACAAAAATATACTTATTACAAAAAAACTGTTTCTATTCACTCTGAAGATCGTGATATTTTAAAATACCCATTATCTAGTCAATTTGAGTTTACATTGCCTCAAGATTATTTAAACGTTCAGTCTGTGAAATTGTCTTCATGGTCTTTTCCATTTAATATGAATGTATTTTCAGCTTCTAATAATAATGTATCACTTACATTCAAAATAAATAAATCATATAATCCTGGTGAATTTGACGTACCTGATATTTTACAAAATGCTATATTTGAAGCATTATATAATTATTATAATGATGGTAACTACTTTTCTATTACAATAGAAACTGGAAATTACAAATATTTACAAATGGCAACTGAATTGCAAAATAAAATGAATCATGTTGTTACTGTTTAATTGGCGTATTTTTCTGAATATCATCCAGATTTAATACCTGATTTTGAATCTAATGGTGGCTATTATGGTTTTGTTGTCGTTTATAATGCAGTTGGAGATAAAATATGGTTCGGAAATACACGTGACGGTTTCATATTAACAAATGAAACAGTTAATATCGCACAACTTCAAGTGGATGCTTGTAATCCTTATAAAAATACAGTTCCTAGTTTTTATGATAATGGATTACCAGGACGTTTAGGATTTACCAGATGTAATAGTGATTCTGTTAAAGTGTTCGACATTAATGAAGTTCGATTTTATTATGGCGACGTTAATAAAGTGGGTGACAACGGTTATTGGTTAAAACCAGATCCAGCATTAATAGGAAGCACATGTTATTTCATAGAACCACCGTTTAAACTGAATCTTGCACAGATAGTATCTTTTTATGTTGATATTCAACTACTAAATTGTATAGATGAATTATCTCCCTATAACTTATCCACGTTTACTATACAAAATAGCCAAACTAATGGCGTTGTAAACTCCGCTTTTGCAAAAATATCATCCGAAAATTATTCCAACAACAATATTACTCAATTCTTTGCATATAGTAGTGTTCCGTTTAAATATTTCGATCCTCCTGCTGAAAGAATTCGTAAATTATCTATTAAAATACGAAATCATGACGGCAGTTTAGTAAATTTTAATAATTTACCTTTTACATTTACATTGGAATTTGGTTTAATGATTAATTCTGCATTAAAAGAATACAAACCATATATACCTAAGGCTAATTAAGTGTTCTAATCCTGTATTACACATCTATATGGCAGTTCTCTCGGATCCATTTTTTTACATTGTCTTCTGTTTCCTCTATTACATTTCCTTTGAATCCAGTCAATGAAATGAATCGGGGTTTTTTCATTTTTTGTGTTTTATAAAAAATGTAATTACCATATTTGCCATCCCGGATGCTTAGAGTTTCCGTTATATGACGAACTATTTTTGAGTGTGGATTGGATTGCTGAGTTTCAGTTGTTGTACCAGTACCACCAAACAAAATAGGAACTACTTCTTCCAGTGTTATATTAGATATTGGTCTATTACCAAAACATTTGAGAGATTTTTTCATTTCACCACAAACTGCGTAGGTTCCAAATTTACCCGATTTTATGATGATATCATGTTGCTGTTGTTGTTGTTGTTGGTGTGGTTGTGCGGACGCGTCTTCCCATTTTCCCAGATTGTTTTCATTCGGTTTCGAATTGGGTGAGGTGTTATCGATTGTAGTTGCATCTACCAAATCGATGAGTTTGTATTCACCTCTTTTTAATTTTTCTATATCCAGTTGTAGATCCTTTCTTATGGATAAAAAGGTAATGTCTTCTTTCGGTTTTGGCTTTCTTCCCCTCTTTGATGTGTCTCTTGTGGAGAGAAGTTCCTGGGTTTTGGGTTGGGCAGGTTGAACACATTTGATAACCGGCCCATTTTTCGCGATTATATAATAGTGGTTATCATCTATTTTATATTCAATCTTTCTTGGTTTTACAATTGCTTTTGGTTTTGATGGTGAGGCTGTGGATGTTTCAGAGGAATCGATTAGATCATCTTTTTGTTGTTGACTACCCATGTCTACCAACTCCTTGATTAAATCCAAACATTCTTTGCAAACTTCATTATAGTCTTTCTCCCCTTTTGCCACTCTATCCAGATCATTCTCCATCCTTCCAGTAAAATCATAATCGAAGAGAGAGAGAAAATGATTCTCCAAAAAATCCAACACAATCATACCCAACGGTTGAATCACTAATTTCGATTTTTCATTTCCTATTTCTCTCGAAGTCTCTATCTCGTAGATCTCGCTTGGGGTTTGTGTTCTGTCATCGTATTCTATTTCATAGTCTTTGCATAGGAGTGCTTGACCTTTCACATCTTGTTTCACTGCATACTCTTTTTCCTGAATCTTGTCAATCAACATGGAAAACGTAGAGGGACGACCTATTCCTTTCTCTTCTAGCAATTGGATCAATTTTGCCTCCGTATAATGCTGTTTTTGGTTTTTTATGGTAAGCGTTGCGGTAATCTTTTTGTATAAAACTGAGGTGTTGATAGGAAGATGTAACAAATATATGTAATGCTTCTCACTTTGAGATGGCTGTGTTGGAGAGAAACCAGGATCAGCGATCTTCCATCCAGCAAAAACGAGTTGCTCTGTGTGATATTTATAATGATATGTCTGGGTGTTCTGGGTGTTCTGGGTGTTCTGGGTGTTCTGGCTGTTTGTAGTAGCACCCGGATGGATTTGGATCTTTGCTGTAAAAGTATTATACTCTGCATCTGACATGCAACTTTGCAACGTATTTCTCCAAATTAATTTATACATCTTTTTCTCTCGGGGAGAGAATTTATCAGAGTCTATGTGTTGCATTTTTATATTAGTGGGTCGAATGGCTTCATGTGCTCCACCAATTGTCTCGTTTGTCTTGGATTTTGCGTTGGATTGTTTTGATTTTTTTGATTGGGATTTGGTGTTGGTTGTAGTTGTGGTTGTAGTTGTGGTTGTATTGTCCTCTCCTAATAAATGCATATTAATGTTTGGATTCAGGTATTTTTCATCATATTTTTGTAATATGTATTCTTTTGCGGTTTCTATAAACTCGCCACTATATTTGTTGCTATCCGTTCGCATATAGGTAATATAACCAGCTTCATATAGTTTTTGACATATTTTCATTGTTTCTTTTGGGGACACGTGTAACTCATTACTGGATACTTGTTGCAATCTCGACGTTGTAAATGGACCGGGTGGTAGTTTGAATGTTCTCTCTGGGTTGGTGCGACTATATATGTGATTGTTTGCATTGTTGGTTGAATATTCTAAAAAATCCAATATTGGTTCTTCTTCTTCTTTAAGTGGAGTGGTGGATGCAGTAGGAATGTCCTGGTTCAATTCAAATGGAATGCACTGATTTGTGAAATATCCTGTTATTTTATATGCTTTTGTTCCAGGGTTTTTGCGGATCTCCTTTTCATTATCATATAAAAGACGCAACGCAGGTGTTTGACATCTACCCGCGGAGAGAGCGTTCTTTGAATTATACGCTATATATTTCCATAATAGTGGAGAGATGTGAAATCCGACAAAAAGATCAATCATTTGTCTTGCTTGTTGAGCGTAGACAATATTCATGTTGATGGTGGATGGATTGCGCATGGATTGTTCTATGGCGGTCTTGGTAATTTCATGGAAAATAATGCGCTTGGTTGATTCGGGGTTTAGTTTGAAAAGAATACAAATATGCCATGCAATGGCTTCGCCTTCTCTATCATCATCTGTTGCTAAGATGACTTCTCTAGAATGGGCTATTTCTTTTCTCAAAACTTCAATGTGTTTTTTCTTGATTGCGTTGTCGATGATCGTGAATTGGGGTGTGAATGTTGCATCGGTTATTTGAATATTTTTTAATGTGTTTAATTCTCTCAAATGGCCGTAACTAGCCATGCACTTGTATCCGGGACCCAAGTATTCTTCGATTTTTTTGCACTTTGCAGGGGATTCCACAATAACGAGTGTTTTTTGGATTGACGCGTATTTATTTGACATGTTTTGCGGTTTATTATAATAGATTTGTCGTGGCTATTATAATAAGTATGGTTTAATTTTTAAGTTGGTATTATTTGTGTTTTGTTTGTGTTTTCTTTGGTTTTCTCTTGTTTTTGATGTGGTGTGCGCCTGTTTTTTCTGGTATTGTTACCACCATGTCCATATGATAAATTACTATATGGTGTTTCTTCAATTCTTATGAATTTTCTTCTCAAACATCTTCATCGCCTATACCTTGAGAAGGATTAAAATAAGCAACACTAATTTATGTTATAATAACAGAATATTACTATTTATCGATCACCACTTCCCTCGCTATTTTTCGGATTATTTTCTCCTAAATAATAAATAATTACATAGATCGGAAAGAAAATGATATGTGTGGAAGCTTCACCATTCGATAAAATCCAAATATTACTTTGTTTTATAAATGTATGACGTACATCCAATCAAATAAAAACAACCCAAACAACCCAAACAACACAAAAAACACAAACATTGTTGTTTCAAGATATAAAAAAAACGTCGATTTTGTTTATCGCATCAATAACAACCAAAATATCAATGTTTTGATTTATGACAAAGAAAATCCGAATAATCCATTGAATGTCCCTGTTAATAAGGGAAATGAAGCTTCTGTTTATTTAAAATATATAATAGATCATTATGACAATCTATCAGATTACACCTTTTTTATTCACGATGAAGAATATGCATGGCATCATTCTGGAAGTTTAATCGATAAATATAAAGAAGCTGTTGCTAGTAAAAAAAAATATTATAATATTAACGATAAATGTAGTAATTCCATGAAAAGTGTTTTACGCGAATGCCAAGAAAAAAGGTGGTTGCATGATTTTCTTGGTTGGTACCAACAGTTTCTCGATACCTATATTCCATTCAATCAATTAGATTTAACAACATCTTATAGAAATAGTGCACAGTTCCT